TCAAAATGTCCACCGTGAGTTTCCTCAGTCTGGTCAATAACATCTTTTGCATAACTTCCAAAAGAATAACCAAACTTATCGATTGCTTTCTGGATAATATTTTTTGGTGTATCCGTCATTTCACCTGTGTCTGTATAGAAATCATATACAAAATCTTCTACATCCATCATTAGACTTTTCACTGCACTCATAATTAAACTTCCTTTCCATCAATTGTTTTAAATCCAAAACCAGCAACCACATATTTTTGATTACCGATTACCATTTGGTCATCTACCGAAGTAGACCTATGTCCCCATTCTTTACCGTTCTTATCAACTGCAAGTGGAGCCATGACAGTAACATTTTCATTATAGTCACCGTTTTTTTCTTCCCCTTCACCATAGTTAAGAGTAGTCTTTTTGATGCTCCATGAACCGTGGACATTGTTAGTCCACCTGTAAGCATACTCAAGTGTTTCGATTGTAGTAGGGAACTCTGGAACTTCCACAAACGCAACGGTTTGTGGAGCATCCTCAAAGGCGGTATGTATTACAGAGACTTGTGTCATTACGCAGCCTCCAACATTGAAAATGGAACATTGTAACCAGACACAGCACCAGAGATAGGGTTCGTCACCATATCAACAATCGCTCTTGTCTTGTTAATTTTTCTGATAGTGCCTGGAGTTTTCTTTGTTTTCTGAACAACATAAACTCTTTGTCCTACAGACAAGTCACCTTTATTTTTCATCACTTTGAGGTCAGAACAAAACTTCTGTAGTTCTGTCAATTCACCAACTGTCATACCCATTAGGGTTTTTTGCATTTCATTACTAATCATAATATTTCCTCTTTCTCATTATCAACATAGCTATTGTATCAAGCATTAAGCAAGATGTCAAGGCTTATTTTATAAAATATCTGCATCCCAAACTGACTGTGCATATTTGTCTTGCAGACGGTAAGCTTCCTTTTCCCAAGGAAGGTCATAGTAACCAGTACCCTCAACAACGAAACATCTTTTCCAAGTTTTACCTTCGACATCCATTTCTTTTCTTGCGTACTGTTTAACGTGTATCATCTCGTGAACCACGGTTGTTACTAATTCTTTCAGAGTCAATCCCTTCTGGATTTCCAGAGTGAATTCTCTGTTGGTATCTTGCATATCACAATAACCAATTGCAGAGCCTGGAATGTTTTTTATCTCAACCTCAATATCTAAGGTTTTCATTCTAGGCATTAGTTTATCAATCATGTGAGCAACACATTTTTCTGCAACATGTCTCTCATGTTTAATCCCACCGACAACTGATATAACATTTCTATTTTTCATTATTGTGCCATTTTCTGTGCAATGTAACCAAAGAAGTGCATTACATCACCATTTTTAAAATCAATCTCAACTAATCTGTTTTTTGTCATTTGTTGAGTTTTTGGGTGGAACGCTTTAATCTGTTCAATTACTGCACCCAAAGGAATCATATTCATACCCCACACAGGGCCTTTGTATTCAAATACATGTTCTATATCTAGGTTCTTTTCTTCGACTAGAGTATCTAACCATTTTTCAAACTTCATAATTTCTTCCTTTCTCATTAACTATACCTATAGTATACATGTTATCATAACAAATGTCAAGGCATTTCTTCACTTTATTTGGCACATTCTGTCGCACCCAATTAACAACCATATAACTCAGTTTCCTCGTCCCATGAATCTCTCATATTCTCTAGTTTTTCCAACATATTATATAGATTACCAGTACCGGCTCTATCACCATTATCCATCAATTTTTTGCCCCAATCTGACCTTTGATTGACTGCTATCTTTAATTGCCCTATCGCATTCTCTAATTGCAGTTTTGCATGTTCTATTTGACTCTGGTCTAAATCTCTATAGTATTGTTTATCTCTTTTCATAGTTCCTCTATCATTGTTAATATACTTATATTATACATGTTATCAGAACAAAAGTCAAGGCCCAAAGGCATCTTTTTGGCCAAAAAAAACCCCTCATTCCGATTAAGAAATGAGGGGTTCGAGAGTTAGGGCAACCGAGTGAGAGAGAGTTGAGAGAGGTTGTTCCCCTAACCATTCTTATATAATACTACATGAGTATTAAAAAGTCAACACATTTTTAAAGCTTCTTCTGTAGTTTCTGTAACTCTACGAGTCCAACCCCTACCGAATGTCTCAAATGTTTTTAATTTTTCATAGTATGATTGACGTGCTTCTTGAAAGTTCTTGATAGTTGTTTCAAGACCATGTTCATCAATATACTCACCAAGTTTCCTTAGTGTATTGGGCCCGATGCCACCATCGGCAACAGTTCCAATTAAGGTTTGCAAATATTTTGCACTTCGTCCTGTACCAGCGTTTACTCCGAAATCGAATACGCAGAGGTCTAGCCCGTTTGGAATGTCATCACATTTTAGACGATTCCAATAATTCTTTTCGTAGATGGGTGCGGCATCCTCTACAGTTAAGTCTTTCATGTCTTTCGTACCACCGAAATCTTCATAAACTCTCTTGGTAATGCCAAGATTAGTTTCACCGCCTGGGTCTTTTGGATGGTTGACATAACCACCCTCGTGATGGAGAATCATCTCCAAACAATGTTGATAGTTATCTTTCATAGCTTTATTCCTTGTTGTAACTGTCGTTCCATTGGAACGCTTCTTTAACGACATTCTCAGAGAGTCCTTTGAATGCTTGATGTAGTTTTTTATCTTTCGCAGAGATAACGAGGTCAGCTTCACTTTTGTGTAGTCCTTCTAACATTTGGATAAACATATTTTCACGTTTGAATCCAACTAGTGTATCGTCACCGCCTTTAACAAAACGATAAAGTTTTTTGTACTCTCTTCGTAGTACAGTGTGTTCAGTTCCTTCTTCAGCATCATTTGCTTCAAAAGGTACTTCACCTTGGGGAATCACCCATTCGATATTTGGGTCGAATGAGGATTTAATGATTACACGCAATGCATCGCAATCATATTTCTTTAAGAGTTCAACCTTCTTGGCCTTCGTCTTTGCGTTATGTACTTTCTTTAATACCTCAGAAAGTAGAGGTGTATAGGTATCTTGAACCATATTAAAAGTCTCCAATGTCATTCATAAGATTTTTCAATCTCTTTTTAATAAAATAATTTAGAAGTTTTGACCTATCGCCGTGTTCAGCATTCTGGTAATCTTCCAGAATTTTTACCTTCAAGTCACTAGGTATGCATTCTAAATCAATTAGGGTTTTATTCCGTTGATAATTTCTTAGCATCTCATCTGAACAATAGTCAGTTGGTTCTAAGTCAATCCACGTTTCTAACTTTTTCTTAGTTAGTGGTTTTTGTCGTAACTCATCAACGAAAGTGTTATCTGGTGAAAGGAAATTTGGAACGCCATCACTCCTGTCACCCTTTAGCACATGTTCCCTTATATATATGTCGGGGTCAATATCCTTTATGAATTTCTTCACTGTAGGAGAATATTGTTGTACATTGTTATATTTGTGCAACTGTATAAAATCTTTATCACCAGACAATATAAGGATATGCTCAAACTCACTTGGAGTTTCAGCAACATGTTGGACGATGGCTGCAATGCAATCATCTGCTTCTGCACCTTCGACCTCTAATACTTTATAGGGAAATGTTTCTTTGATTTCATCTCTAATATTATTCAGAGTTTCAAAGATTGTGTTCCAATCAAGTCCAGAGTTTGCTCTGTCCTTTTTTCGGTTTGATTTGTAGTTGGGGAAGTATTCCCTTCTCCAATACTTTTTGCTATCATAACAAAGAACCATTTCACCAAAGGCTTCATGGAATCGACTACGGTATCCTCTTATAGAATTTAACACCATATGTCGAACTAGATTTTCATCTAATTCATTGTCACGTTTTGAACCTAGTTGCATCATTAGATTACTAATGGTAACTTGGTTCATATCAACTAATATCATAATTTGCTCACTTATATTTTATATCATTATATAGTATACTTTAATAACGCCTATATGTCAATAGATTTTACTCTTCATCTTCCTCAGTTGTTACTGCATCTTTGATTTCATAACAATCTAAGTACACAC